CATAGGGGTCAGCCGGGGGTAGGCGTAGAATCGGCTGTAATCGGCGGGGTGACGGCTTCTAGCGCCTTCCATTGCCATACCCGCATAGCAGGCAGTTTCCCTGCCTTGACCCACCTGCTTACAGCCGGTCGGCTAACTCCCAGTTTACGGGCTAGGGCGGCTTTGCTACCTGCGACGGCTAGGGCGGCTTGGATGTCCATGAAGCGGTAAGTTAACGATGGTAAAAATAAATGCAAGAGGCTGTTGACATCGGTTAACAGCAAGCGCATCATGGCTCCACGGTCACAAACGACCGGCAACCGGAGCAACAGATATGCGACCCATCCCCCAACACCTGCCCCCAACAATTCGCTGGGCAATCGCAGCAGGTGAATCCAGAGCAGCCCGTGACCTTGCGATGAAGCACGCAAGAGCGCACGCAGACATCCGCGCAGCGTTTGTTACCTGCGCTCGAACCAACCAACGGCTGATGTTCCAAGCCCTACAGATGGCGAGGGCAACAGTATGAAAACCGTTGGCCTGTACCTGTTTTCGTTTGTCATGTTTGCCGCTCTAGTGTGGCTTGCTGTGAGGACTTTTTAATGGACGACTGGCAACAGCAACGCGAGTGCGAGGAACATCGGTACTACACCGAGCCGGTCATCCTCACTTGGACGCAAGCCGATATCGACCGCCACAACGAACTGCGGCGCGAACTTAAACAAATGATTGAGGAAAGCAAATGTCAGACCTTCTAAAAATTAATGTAAACGACCACATCGAAAAAAAAGGCAACCTGTCTTATTTGTCGTGGGCGTGGGCGTGGGCTGAAGTGCTGAAACTCGACCCCGGCGCGTGGTGGAACGCGCACGAATGGGCCGACCGCCCTGCGATGTTCCTGCCGGACGGCACCGCTATGGTCAAGGTGTCGGTCGAGGTGAAGGGTGACACCAAGACTTGCGTCCTGCCGGTGATGGACAACCGGAACCGGGCAATCGTCAACCCCGATGCGTTTGCCGTGAATAGCGCCATCATGCGTTGTCTTACAAAAACCATCGCCATGCACGGGCTTGGGCTTTACATCTATGCAGGCGAGGACTTGCCAGAGTCGGAGAAGGTCGAGCCTAACCCCGAGGTGCTGGCGCAGATTGCGTCTGTGACTGACGCGGCTGCGCTTGTTACCTTGTTCAAATCACTTGACCCCGCCATCCGCGCAGCGCACATGGATGCGTTCAGCGCACGCAAGAAGCAGTTGAGCGACGGGGGTGCGGCGTGAACAAACATCGAGGGGAACGGTGTTGCGGAAATTGCATTTTCTATATCGAGAAAAACGATGACAAAGGATTTTGCGGGTTTGCTTGGCCGCCATATATGAAAGCAAAACGACAACCCGTTTTCGCATACGACCGTTGTGATTTGTACGAAGAATTACCGGATGGACAAGTTCCATTGACAGCATCATTTATTGAAAAGGTATTAAAAATATGATGGAACAGCGTACAGACGACTGGTTTGCGGCAAGGCTTGGCAAGGTCACAGCCTCCCGCGTTGCGGATGTCATTGCCAAGACCAAGACCGGCTATGGCGCAGGTCGCGCTAATTATATGGCTGACCTTGTGGTTGAGCGCCTGACGGGTCAGAAGGCATCCTCGTTCAGCAATGCAGCGATGGAATGGGGGACGGAGCAGGAGCCGAACGCCAAAGCCGCCTACGCCGCCAAGACCGGGATACTGGTTGAGGAGGTCGGCTTCATTGACCACCCGACCGTTGCGATGTCTGGTGCCAGCCCTGACGGGTTTGCCGAGGAGGGTTTGGTGGAAATCAAATGCCCGAACACCGCGACCCATCTGGAATACATCTTCGACGGCAAGCCGCCGCAGAAGTATGTGACGCAAATGCAATGGCAAATGGCGTGTGCCGGTAAGCCGTGGTGCGATTTCGTGTCCTACGACCCGCGTTTGCCCGAGCGGCTGCAACTGTTAGTCGTGCGCGTCCCGCGTGATGACGACTACATCAAGATGCTTGAGCAGGAAGTAACCATCTTCTTGCAAGAGTTGGACGACAAACTTAACAAACTAGAAAAGGTGACCCTGTGAATAAGCAGTACGATAACAACAACCGTGGCGTTTTGTTTAAGAACGATAAGCGCGGCAACGAAAAAGCCCCCGATTATCGCGGCTCTGCCGTTCTTAACAATATTGACCTCAACATTAGCGCGTGGATTAAGCGCAGCAGTAAAACCGGCGATGCCTTCATGTCCCTCAAGTTTGAGCCAAAGCAGGCTGCGCGTCCCAAGACGATGGCAGAACAGAACCCCGAGAAGTTTGCCGACGATGAGGATTTGCCGTTTTGAAAATTTTCATCGGATACGATAGCCGCGAGGACATCGCCTACGAGGTGGCCCGTGCGTCCATTTTGGAACACATGGAGGCAGAGGTTGTCGCGCTTCGACTGGATGACCTCCGTGAGATGGGGATGTACTGGCGCGAACCAGACGCGTTCTCATCCACGGAGTTCAGTTTTAGCCGGTTCCTTGTGCCTGCGCTCTGCAACTTCAGAGGCAATGCCTTGTTCATGGACTGTGACTTTCTGGTACGGCACAGTCTGAAGCCGTTGCTCGACTTCAACAATCCTGATGTTGCAGTGTGGTGTGTCCAGCACGACTACAAGCCCACATCTCTGACAAAGATGGACGGGCAGGTACAACGCCAATACCCGCGCAAAAACTGGTCGTCGTTTATGTGGTTCAATTGCAGCCATCCGTCAATGGGTGGGCTGACACCCGAAATCGTGAACAGCGAAACCGGGATGTATCTGCACAGATTTATGTGGGTAAACGACCGGCACATTGGTGCGTTGCCGCCGACCTTCAACTACTTGGAGGGTTGGCACACACGGGCGCAGGTTCCTGACCCGACTTGCGTGCATTTCACCGAGGGTGGCCCGTGGTTCGATGAATACCAGAATGTCGAATACGCCTACGAATGGAAGCAATGGGCTGGACGGGTGAGGGCATCCGAGCGATGAAACGCATCTTCCCGCGAGGCACTAGACCGGACGCTATGGCATCTGTCGTAACGCGGATGGTGTCTAACCTTGACCCGCTCAAAACATGGGCGGTCGAGGTTACGGAGTGGAAGAAGCCGCGCACGAACCAACAGAACAAGTTCCTGTGGGGCGTGGTGTACCCGTCCATCCTTGAGGGCGGTGGCGAGGCGTTGCGCGGATGGCAGCGCGACGACCTGCACGATTACTTTTTGGGCGAGTGTTTTGGATGGGAGACATTGGAAGGGTTTGGGCGTAAGCGCCTGCGACCGCTCAAGCGTTCCTCTGCGCTTACCAAACAAGAGTTCAGCGAATACCTGATGTTTCTTGAAACCAAGTGCCACGATATGAATATCGTGATACCGGAGCCTGCGTATGAACCTGCGTAAAGAAGCCCGAGGGCGAGGCTGCATGGTGCGTATCCCCGAGGTTTGCAACCACAACAGCGAGACAACCGTGCTGGCGCACTACCGGCTTGCCGGGGTATCTGGGATTGGCATGAAGTCGCCCGACATCCTTGGAGCATGGGCCTGTAGCGCGTGCCACGATGCCATCGACCGTCGAGCGCATACCGACCTTGACCGCGACTATGTGCGCCTGCTGCACCTTGAAGGTATGGCGCGAACCCTCGCACAACTCAACCGAGAGGGACTACTGTGACCTTTATGGTAGACACGCCGTACACCCCGGCGTACATCCGCAACGAATTCCTATATGACCACCAGACGGGCAGCGGGGAGTTTACCCCCTGCACTATCTTCGGGTTTCGCGCCGAACCTGCACGGGTACCCATGTTTAGCGTTATGGCGGCCTGTGGGGCGCAATGGGCGAGGGTGCCTATCCATGCCCTTGTGTCGAAGCCATGCCCTCCAATGGCTTTAGAACTCGCCTGCTGGTGGGACTCCTTTAGCCGCCACGCCGAGGTGCGGGAGATGGAATTCCTGCGGGGTCACCGCGTCCGCGCAAGAGGCAGGGACGGAGTGTGGAGGCCGGGGGTCTACCTGTTCAGCATCTTCTGGCACAACGGGGGATGGTCGGAGGTCAGCGACCAGAGCAAAGACCACCACATTATCCGGCTGGAGGCTGGGCCGCTCATCGCCTACCCGAACAACAAATTGCATTGGGTTGACCCGAGCCATTTGTCGGGCGACCCGCCGCGAGATTGGAAATCACCGTCACAATCCTACAGCGTGGAGGCACTATGGTCAGATGGTTCGTCAACTGGTTCCGCAACCTAAAGGCACGCAGACACCACGAATGGAGCCGCGTCCCAAAGCCTAACTGGGCGTGCAGCCGAGGCTATCGGGATACTTGGTAGGGATTGATTCTGCTCACCTGTAGTTTAACTGGCAAAACTCCGGGTTTTGACCCCGGCAATCCTCGTTCGAACCGAGGCAGGTGATTAAACCCTACGCTCGAAGTGCGGCACATCCTTGAACGACTTCCAGAACCCGCCCCATTGGTTCTTGGGGTTGAGGCTCTGCCAATACTCACCGACCGGCGTAAGAGCAGGGATGTCGTAGCAGAGTTTGCCGTCCTTGGTAAAGAAGTTGAGGTCAATCGCGCAGCGTTTTAAATGTATGCTGTTCATCGTCTTGCTGCGCCCAGTTTTGACATAGATAGCCTGCTGTTCTGGGGTACGGGCAAGTTCACCGCCCGTGACGACGAAGCCCAGTTCAGTCGCTTTGTTAACGAGTTTGGCGACATCCAGCAGGAACGCCGCCTGTTCTGCTACGAGACTCACTTGATGGCCTCCTTAAGTGCGTCGGTCTTGTCCTTGCTCGACTGGCTGGAACCAAAGTAGTACGAGACAACCTGCGTAGCGACCGCAGACAGCACGCCCAAGATGTAGATGAGGATGTCCTTGCGGCTAGGGTCAATCGGACTTGCTTGGAACAGCACGATGCCAAAGAGCGTGAAGGTGATGCCAAGCAAACCAAGCGCCAAAATCGGCGTGATGAGTTTGTTTAGCAGCGGTGCCTTGTCGGAGGTGACAATCTGCGTCTCGCGCACCCGCGCATCGTTGGTGTCCTTCAGGCGCATCTCAAGTTCTGCGAGGTCAAGTTTGTCCTCTTCCAGACGCAACTTGAGCAGTTCTTCCTCATGCTCCATCTGGGCAATCTGTACCCGCGCCAAGTCCTCGGGGGACATATCGGGCTTTAGTTCAACGCCCAACTTCTCCTCGACGACCTTCTTGCCCTTTGCCAGCACAGCGTTAGCAACGAGGTTAAGCCCGTTGCCAAGCAACGGCGTTAGGATGGCTTGTAGCGCGGCAGGTATCACTTGTCCTTCTCCTTCTGTTCAAGCAGTTTGACCCGCATCTGTAGGTCATAAATCTTGTCAAGCAGTTCTTCTTTCTGACGCTGACGACGCTCTGCCGAAACAGGGCTGTCGGTCGGCACACCCTCCGGCGTGATAAGCGCAGGCATCTGACCCTCAATCTTGGTCAGACGGGTGCTGAAGGATGTGACCTGCCCCAGAAGCCATGCGATGCAGGCAATCAGGACGGGAACCAACATCTTCATTATCTCGCCGAAGTTCACAGAACTGGCCCCCTCTTTCGTCACTTAATGGACTCCAGAAACATCATCGTCACCGTGCCAAACGCGGTCAGCAGGATGAGGATGATTGTCCCGCCAACCCGCATCAGAAGGTTCTCCAGACGCTTCAGCCGCGCATGGATGGCTTCGTAGCGCACGGCGCAAACATCGATGTGACTCGTCACAGTCACCTCCAAGTCTTGTACTGTGGTCACGGCTTTTCGTCCTTCACGACCTGCGGCTCTGCCTGCTCCTTGATTTTGACGACAAGGGGCCACGCACCCGAAGAGGTGGGCAGTTGACCCAGCACTTGCAGGATGGCGTTAACCTCTTCCGTGGTCAGCGTGAGGTTAATCACGGCGACACCCACGGCAGCGGCGGCGAGACGACGGGCGGGTTCTTCTGGGCCTCAATTTGGCCCTCCACCGCAGCCTCTGTAGCCGTCTTGTCCACGCCATTCGCCCAGACCCAGCCAAGTACTTGGTCGAGCGTGAGGTCAGCATACGGGGTGAAGGACTTGTCCTTCTGAAACGGCACGGAGCAGGTTGAGTAGACGCTTCCGTTGTAGTTTCCGTCCACGCCGTTGCAAGACCAATGAACGATGAAAACGACATCGGTATCGCCGTCCTCCTGCGGGAGGCAGTCGAGTTGCGAGATGTTCCAAGTGATAGTAGCCATTTATTTAGTCTCCAATGCGGCGAACTTCGCCTCAAGTTGTTCGATACGGGCCATTGCTTCTTGCAGGGCTTTGATAGCGGCGTGGTACATATCGGTCGTGTACACGGTCTTAAACGGCACACCGTCCTCTGGGGTCTCGCCAAACCCATCAATGTCTACAAACTCCGGCGCGACCGACTCTACCTGCTGCGCGATAACGCCGATGTTGTCATCGTCGTGCGTCTGGTCGCGGTACTTGAACTTGACGATTTCAATTGCCTTGAACTTGTCCCACATAGAGCCAAGCGGAACAATATTTTTCTTCGTGCGCTCATCGGACAGGTTGACATTGTTGGCGCTGTAGTTTGCCAAGCCGCCGTTATTGCGAATTGTTGCGCGTTCGCCGCCCGTGTCACTAAGCGAAATTCCGGAGTCAGTATTGTTTGGCGCTGCTGCTGAATATCCAACGCTGATACCCCAAGGGGTAGTTGCCGATGAATTTGTAAATGTGCAAACCCAATCACTTGTATTAGATTTTAAAAAACGGTGATAACCGTTGTCCGAAGTTGTCCCAACAAGTAGGTTACCCCCCGCCGTGATGCGGGCGCGTTCGGCGTTGTTGGCGTAAAGAAGAAGCGCATGATTAGAAGTAGTACCTACAATGCCTTCAGTCGTGTAACTAACAACCGTTTTAATGGTGCCATTGCCAACACCAAGCCCACCGCCTACAACATCCAAACGCTCACCCGGCGAACTCGTCCCGATGCCGAGGTTGCCACTCTCATCCAGCACCATCAACGGAGTGCCGGACTTGGCCCATCGGTGTTGCGCAAATGCAGAATCAATGTCTCTAGTCCAGACAGCGCCACTTCCGGTGTTGTCACTAGAAATAAACTTCAGGCTGCGAACACCATCAGCAGCCGCTGTGAATCGGGCTACTTCACCACTGCTGTTTCGGTATGCTTCTAGTCTTGCACCCGGCGAACTCGTCCCGATGCCGAGGCCCGTCGAGGTGAGGCGCATACGCTCGGTGTTGTCTGTGCCAAAAATCAACGCTCCGGCTGGAATTCCCCACAAGTAAGAGTTGACGCCAACTTGAGAAAGGTTGAAATAATTAGAAGCGTTAGATGTGTCCCAAACTGCAAGTGTTGGGACACCGCCCGAAACTGTAAGCCCAGTACCAGAACCTGATACGCCTGTGACTTTAGAAGCAGACGACCCGGCACCAAGTCCTAGATTTGTGCCGTCGAACACTAGCACCGCCCCACTCGTCGCCACCTTGCTGCCGTTCAAGTACAACACGCCGTTGGCGGTGCCGCCGTTGAGCGTGAGGTTGCCGCCTATCGTGGTTGCGCCCGTAATAGCCGCCACACCGCCTACAGACAGCGCAGAGGCAATGGAAACATTGGCACTAAAGCCAGCGTTGCCGACAAAGGTCGAAACACCGCCGACATACAACGACGATGCAATCGACACATTGGCAAACCGCGCATCACCCGCGCTGTTTAGTTGCGAAACGACTTGGAAGCGCGTGCCGTCATAGACGACTACCACCACCTCACCGCTCTTGATGTCACCCGCAGCAAGGGCCACAGACCCGTCACGGGTCACAGCCTTTGCACCGAGCGCGTCGATGTTGAGCGTCACCGCGCCCGTGTTATCGCCCGTAGCAACGAAGTAGAACATCTGTCCGGCAGCGTAGGCGGCAACCACAGGCGCACCCACAGCCGTGATGGTGTCAGCCCCAGAGACGCTCGTAAGCAGTTTGGTGACCGTAGACTGCACCTGCGACAAGTTCGCAGAGTCCGTGGCAGCAGAGCCGACCCCAAGCCCCGTGAACTTGTAGGTGGACATCGGGATGTTGGCGGTAACCGTCGTCTGACCGTCCTTCGTGATGACGGTCGAGAGGCCGGTGGCAA